GAAGTTGTAACACAAAAACTATTTGTTTCAGTTATACCACTAGATTGACTAAAGAATATTGTGTAGTTTTCTGGTGGACTATCTTCATAACCATCAGAACCTAATATACCAATAGTAAAAGTCCCTGCGTTAGCATCATCACTAGCATTTGTACCATAAGGTGCTTGTGTAGGAACATGGTCAGCCATAGCAATAGGTAAAGGATAAATAAGTAAGCCAACGATTAATAAACGAGCTAAGGTATTAAATTTACGAAGCACTTTCTCATCACTTCCTACCTCTTCCCACCATCATATTTTACGGCATGTCCCTCATCAACCATTAAATCGTTGATACTTACATCATTAATAAAAATCTCACCTAATACACGACCATATTTACCAGATCCGTGTGATTTCATTTCTAGATCTGCTTGTGCATTTTCTAATGTTTTAATTAGCCAATCTTTTGCAGCCAACCCTCGTTTTTTCTCTTCAAGATCTCTTGTTCTAGACTCTGGAGCGTTAATGCCCATAAGTCGTACACGGCATTTATGCCACACATTAAAACCCAAATCAATTCTGACATCTATTGTGTCTCCATCTACTACTCGTAATAATTCAATTTTATAATAATACATACATCTCTCAATTGACAAAGGGGGCTAACGCCCCCAAAGTCTTTGCGCACCTGATCCCTTTCAGGATCAAATCTTAACCTTTTGGAAAGTTCGACATAAATTTAAAAGGTGCTTCCTCTATTACATTTTGCAATGCTGAGAAAAATGCTGCACCAGCAGCTACTACGGCACCCTCTAAAATAGACATTTCTAGCCAACCTGATTGTGCAGCGACTATCACTCCAACACCAGCTTGCAAGCCAGTTCTGACTGCTCTAACTAATGACACCTTAAAAGCATCAGTGAGTTCCCATTTCATATTTATCTCCTACTGTTTTGCAAAAGAAATGTCCCAGGTTTTTTTACCTAGAACACCATCTTCTTTTAGCCCAAACTCCTTTTGAAGTTCGAGTACTTTTTTCCTTGATCCATTTCCATACCAACCATCAGGACTTAAACCTACAGCTTTTTGCCATGCTTTAAGATCTTCTGATTTTATCATAGGCACTTGTACCTTGAAGTGTATGTTAGGCCATTTAGGAAAATCTTTTGAAAAATCATATATTTCTGTTTCTTTTTTTCCGATATCGGAAACTTTTGAATCTGTAGGACTTTCTGAATATATAGGTTCTTTTCCTGATACAGCAATATATTCGTTATCACCAGTATCGTCAAAATCTACATATTTTACATAAACATCTTCACCTGACAATATTGCGTCTCTCACTTTAGGATAAAGAAATTTGTACGCAGAAACGCTTGATCCAACCCAGCCATCTTTTTTAACAAGATTACTTTCTTGATTTTGGCCAATAATGAGACAACCAGAGGTCGACTCATCATTGTTCCCAGTATGCCAAAGAATCCACTCGAAATTAGGTACATTATTTACATAAATCATACCTTTGTGAAACTCAGGTCCATACTTCTTAAGATACCTCGAATGAAAACCACCTTCAGTTCTTAAAGTTAACTTATATGTTCCAGCAGGTATTCTTGTTTCGTGTTTTACTTTTTTTGATCTATATTCATCTTCAACGGTATAACAAAGAAATTTTCTTTTATCATCTGTAATATCAAATAAGATACCACTTGTTGAGTCTGGTTGTGAGCTGATTCTTAATACTTCTAAAAACATACATAGCTAGTTTAATTTACTAGATATGGGTTTTAGGTATTTAACAGTTATATGGGAAAAATTTTAAATTATCCCAAAAGTACATTTTATTTTCACTACTTACAGTAAAACCTACTTGAGCAGGTGGCGACCAATCGCCTGAAATATCTTTGTACCACTCGGATCCACCATCGACTGACGGACATTGCATAAACCATCTTCCACGATTAGATATACAAAAATAATGATGAAAATGACCAGAAACTATGAGATCGCTGTCACCTATCGGCTCACGCCCCATACATTGTCCTGCAAACCATTTAATACCTTTATCAAAAGCAAATCTACCTGTTTTCACAGATACTCCAGATCTAAACTGATGACCATGAACTAGACCAACCAGTTTTCCAGAAATCTCAACTGTAGCTGATAATTCGCTTTCAGGAATTAAAAACTTAACATGACCAAACGCTTTTTTATTTTGAGATAATATTTCTTGCACTTGTTCATATATCGCTACATCGTGATTATCAGCAAAATCCGTAAAAGTTTTTCCGTTATTACGATTTTCACCATGATTTCCGTGAATTGCCGAAACTGTTACAGTGTCGAATAATGGAGCCCATTCTGTAATTGCTTTTACAATTATTCTACGAGCTACCTTAACTTGATCACGAAGATTGAGCTGTACTCCATAAATTTGCGTGTCGTAATGGCCAGTACAATTTTCGATAATATCCCCTAAAGATAATATGTGTAAATGCTTTAACTTCTTTCCACTTTTTCTCATCTTTAAGACATAATCAGTAAAATCAGGAATCATTTGATTTAAACGATCTACTATTGCTGTAGTTCCATCTCCATCAGGTTTACCTAATTGCCAATCAGAAAAACAAATGACAGCACTATCGTCTTTATCAACCTTAGGTAATTTAGGTTTTTTAACCTTTTTGACTTCAGCTAATAATTTGTCATAGTCTGGATCATTTGGATTTCTAGGTTTCTTAGATACTATCTTTGCTTTGTAATAAAAAAGTCGTGTCCCACCATCGACCATACTATCCCAACTTCTAACCTCTACAGGCTCTACAACATCATATAATTTAGGATCTAGTTCTAGTTCCTTTAATATATGCGTAAAGTCAGTGATGTTTCCATCTTTTTGTGGTTTAGAAGTTATTTCACCCTCGTTACCTTTTAATTTGTAACCAGGATCATAACCTTTTAGATTTTCGTTGTTCTTTCTTTTTGCATTAGAAAGATCACTTCTATTTTTTGCGTACTCTTCAAGACTTGACATAGCGTTCCATTGTATTTCTTAGTTGGGTTCTTATATAATCTACGGCTAAAGGACAGCCTTGATCTTCTACTAACCAAATAGCAGCACCTCTAAAGGTAACAGTGCCATTTTTAACACCCTCTAATGCTTCGATCCACGCAGCCCTGTTTGAATCGGATTGATCACGCCACGGAATTGGTCCAGTCCTAGAATTATAATTATCTGAAAACTCCTTTAAAGAACTCATTATTCTTCTTCAGCTTTTGGTGTATTTTTACCTGATACTTGTGCAAGAACTTGTTGTAAATTTGTGTTTTGAACTTTCATTTCAGAGTTCTTTAACTCAAGATTCGCAATTTTTTCTGCTGTATCAGCTAACATTTGTCTAAGAGTTCTGTTCTCAGCTTGTAGCTTATTAGCTATATCTGCAACTTGCTCTGGACTTAATTGTTGTTGATCTGCCATCACAATCCTTTCTTAATAATTAATTAATTACTACATAATTATATACAATAATATTTGAGATTTCGACTTTATAAACTATTTTTTACAGCCACAGTCACACTGATCTAGATCATCAATATGCTGTTTTATATCAATATTTGACTTTGGTGAACGATTAGTAATGTTACTTTTTTTAATAAGTTGCCATTCTAGATCGTATAAATTTACCATAATCTATTCTACTATATAAATACACTCACCTGGGCATTCTTCAGCTGCCTCACGCACTATATCTTCTTGACCTGTAGGTATTCTTGCTAAACCTTCAGCACCCTGTGAATTATTATGTATTGCACTAAATATCTTTAATTCGCCAAAATTACCTACTGTTTCTTGTACATAAGCTAAACCATCATTTTGCATAATAAAAACATCAGGTGCTATTTCAGCACAAAGTCCGTCACCTGTACAAAGATCTTGATCTATATAAACTTTCATATATTCTTCCTTATATTTTTAATATATCTGCCTTGAAACATAGTTCCTAACTTCCAACGAGTTTCCTTTAATTTTTGTTGAATATCTTTGTATTCTAGCATTTCAATTTGCCAGTTTTCTCTTTTAAATGGGTACAAGTAGAACAATGGTTCGCCTTGCTTAATCAGTATTTCTCTATCTTTAGATGTAACAATTAATTGTGGATTCAAATCATGGTATTCATCACTATCTAATAATCCCCACGGAAAGTACCAGTCAGGATTATTGTGATATAAAAGTGGTATTTGCATTACGCTATAACCTTTTGGTGTAATTACAGCTAATGGGTGCTTAATTTTAAAAACACCTTTTATATTTTTGTTAGGATAATGATCTTTAAATTGATAATCTGCATGATATTCAAGTTCTATTATATTTGTAGGTGTTCGCCACATCCATTCATCGTGTGTTGCATTTATATATATATCGCATGGTGCAGGAATAACAATTCCATATTTCCATATATCTCTAAAACTAGGACACTTCTTTATTGTTGACATATCTAATTGATGTAATAAAGCTGTTTTAGGATCATCTATTGCTTTATGAACTGGCATATCTTTAAACCAATCAGGTATAAAATTCTTTGCAGGTTGAGGTAATGTTTTACCTATAGGTACATAGTCCTCTCTGCGTGGTGCAAATTGGATCTTCATTTGTACCTTCTAGTAATTTCTCTGTAGCCACCTGTCATCTTTGATCGAAGTTTAAAACTTTCATCACGCATTGCGTCATTTTCAAAATCATCAAACTCTTTAGCAACCATATTTGTTTTCTCTCTTTTAAATGGTATGACATGTAAAAATGGACTACCTCTTTTTAACAACCTATCACCCTCACTATGCCAAATGCTAGGAAAGTTTACTTGATGAAATGAATCTGTCTCAACAATACCAGGTATCAAAGTAAAATCTCTATTAGGGTGCATTTGTGGTTGCAAGAACAATGTTGACCAACCTGGTGGTGTCCAAAAGAACCAAGGACTTGTAAACTTAACAGCATTTCTAAAATCATTTCTTTCAAAAGGATATGTACTAAGTTGTTCATTGTTATGAAACTCTATAACAGTTGCAAAAGTATCATCAGGATGGTTAGTTTCAAAGTGAAATTGATCACCATGTCTTTGAACTAATATATCTGTCCATAAAGGAATAATGTATCCCTCAGTAAAATAATCTACAACAGCAGGACATTTCTTAACAGTATGCGAGTTTAGATCTTTAAGTATTGGTCCTAACTTAGGAAATGGCTTATCGTTCATACGAGGTAGATCAAGTGGTAACTTTTTAAACCACTCAGGGATCATTTGACCTGCTGGAACAGGTGGTGCTACCTCCAATAAGGACGGAACCATAGTTGCAAAAGTTATATTATTTTCTTTTTTCTTAAACATTTTTATCCTTATAAAACCAATGATCTGGTTCAACATAGTGAAGAAACAACATACCTACTTTGTTATTTTCAGGATCTGGGAAATCTTCACGCCAATGTTCTTGTTCCTCACCATAAAATGCAAGAGCTTGATTAGGTTGTAATGTGTAAGCTCTGCCCTCTATAAATAAATCCCAAGCTGTTTCTTGATATAGACAAATATCTAAAGTGTATGTACAAGCATTATTATCTATATGCTTTTCTAAACTTGCTTTCTCGCCCTCATAATGTGCAAATAAGGCATAGCTAGGCAGCAAAGTATCTGATTCAAATATATTCCTCGCTAATTCCACGGATCTGGCATAAAAAGGCTCTATTGCTTTCCATTCGTGATTATTTACAAAGTATCTACCAAAATCTTCAGAATAGGGAAATCTTTTATAACTTCTTTTACATATATTTACAATACGATCAAATACTTGATCTTCAAATATATTTTCTATTACTTTCTCTTGTCTTTCCATATTCTCTGTTTTCTAGGCATTAGTTTCTTTGGTCGTCTAGCTAAAGCCTCTGTATACAATTCATTAGTGTTTCGTCTATTTACAGATGATTGACTAATTAAGTTCCATTGCTTACTAAAAGTTTCGTTCCACGGCACATACTCTAACTTGACTGGTTTAGAAAATAAAAGATTAAACATTACTGTATCGTGATTTAATAGTAATTCCTCTTGTTCTAAATCAACCCACTCAAATGCCCATGATAAACCACGAGACCATGCGTGTATTGGCATAAAACCAGGTATTGTTGTAATTGGTAAGTTTTTACCAACATTACGATCAGAGGGTAATACATCCATCCAAACATCAGGATCATCAGTAAATAACATAACAGGCATAGAAATTTGCATTGTAGGAATACCAGGTCTAGCCCAACCCTCTTTTTCTTCCATAATTAATTCTGTAAAAGGACCATGATGTTTAACATTGCCATAGTAATTAGCTGACACATTGTAACCACCAAAGCGATCAACTTCATCAGCAAATTTATTTTTTTGTAATTTAACCTTTACATAGCTATATGGAAAATTTACTTCATATAATCTACTACGCATAAACTGTGTAGATACACAACCATTAGGTGCTTTTACAAACTTTTTAGGTAATTCATAATTAATAGGTGGCAACGAACTACTTTCATTGTTTTCCAATTGTCCCCAAGCTAAATTACGAGTAGGAATTGTATAGGCAACTCTTGGCGCATTTCTTAGATTATCTTTCATAGGTTGCGACCATATATCAGTTAATCTAAAATTCTTTGGTACTGGACATTTCATAATATTCCTTGATCCTTCCATCTTTTCTTATTCTGTTGGGTAAGCCAACGATAAAAACCATTTTGTCTTGTTCTCTCTGCTGATCTACTCTTTGCATAATACTTTTTATCAAGCTCATCCATTTCTCTTGTCACACCAACTTCAAGATCCCAACCATCTCTACGATAGGGGATAACCTGAATTAAAGGCATGCCTTGTCTAAAAGTTCTTTCTCCTGTGCCATGATATAAAAAAGGTATGTTCATTTGATGATATGAGTCTGTTTCGACAATACTAGGCATTATTTCTATTTCCCAATGTCTGTGATACCACGGTGACATAATCAACACTGACCAACCTGGTGGTGTAATAATATCCCACGGATTACTAAATTTTAAAGCTGTGTGATAACTTTCAGGTGGTATAGGCATATTTCCTATTGAAGCAGGATTATGATATGTTACCGTATCGTTATATGCGTGTTTGTTATACCAATTAAACCCTGTATCTTTTGAGTGACTTATCTTTAGATCTAACCACAAAGGTATAATGTAGCCACTAAACATAATATCTTTAACCGTTGGACATTTTTTTAGTGAGTTATCTTTGTATGGTACACTATTCCAACTTTCATCATCAGCCCTCATCTCTGTCCACTCTCTTTGCAAATGCTTATACCAAGCTGGCATAAATTCAGTTGCAGGTTTAGGTGGTGCGAGATCTACATATTCAGGATCTGCTGTAAGAAATAAAATCTTATCATCACCAACTTTGTGTTCTTTTTCCTCTAGAAATCTTGAATATTTTTTTGTTTCCCACCATCGTTTTGCCATATTACTCCAATAATAAATGTGCTTGTTGAACTACTTTTAAACCATCTTCAGGATTATCTCCTGTAAATTGTGACTTCAATGTAATAGTATTATCAGAACTATTCCAGTGAATAATATTTATTGATGTAAAACCCCAATTTCTTAATGCAGTAAAATCAGTATTTGGACTTGCTTTTAGATCATTATTCCAATACATAATAACTTTACAGTCAGGATTATTAGTTAAAGTATCTGTACAGCCACTTAGAACATCCATTTCTTTACCATTGACATCTATGACAATAAGATCAAGATCAGTCAAAGACAAACTATCTACAGTTATTACATCTACTGCCTCACTGTTATCACCAAATAACAGATTTAACTTTGCACCTGATTTGTTATCATCAAAATAGTACATAGTTCCAGATCCAGATGTGCTATCGCATGCTTTATTAATATTTGTAGAGTTAGGACAATTAGTTTC